GGTTTGGACGAGCCGCAAGCTTGACGTACCATCTTTCGACCCTTTGGCCACCACAGATATTGAACAGTTCAAACGTATATCTGAATTTTCTCTTAAATACTGTGTTGTCGAACCCAAGCCGACCGATACCCATTGGTACTGGCATGTTATTACTCCTTCTGTTTCGTTTCTACTTCTTAGCCAAACGTTGGTGTCAAGTCTGCAACTGATGTAGCGTTTGAATCGCAACCAGAGCAGCAAGACAGAGGTGTAAACTCTGGGCAGAGAGATCTGTAACGCACGTCGGAGTAACGTATAGTCAACTCAATGGTGGCATATTCAGAGCTTGAGTAATCCAGTTCACCAAAGTTAATACTGGTAGGCCAACAGTGCCCCATTTCCCAAGTTTCCAGAAGTACACCACAGCCGTCATACATGTTAAGAACACCTGTTGCACTCCAGTCTCTTTTGTTACCCATGGTGAGCTTCACAGGATCAGTGAAGTCATAGGTCGTTGCCAGCCAGTTCCAAAGCATTCTCATCTGCTCGTGGGCCACATCAATATATGTAACCGTAATAGTTTCCCAAGCTGCTTTGCCTGGAATCCATTGCTTGGCATTCAAGTGATTGATTTCTGTTTCTTCAATGCTCAGATTAGGACGACCTGTAGTCATTACAAAGTGTTCTGGAACAATGTTTTTTTCATTGTTACAGAAGCCTTGGATTTCAAATGTCCATCTGAACTGTCGCTTAAAAACGATTTCAGGTTGGCCGATAAGACCAATTCCCATTTCTTTATTAGCCATGATTTCTCCCTTTTGTATTTATTGGCTTTAGCAGCCCGTGCACACTCCTATTGGCGAAGGACCACAAGTTGATGAGTGGAAGACTTCGGAGTACCTAAATGTGACATCGATAGTAGCTTCTTCTGAAGATGCCATATCTAAATCACCCCAGTTAATTGACTGTGGCCAGAGAGATCCTAATGTCCAGGTCTCCATGAACGTTCCACATCCATCTAACATGCTTAAAATCCCTCTACTGTCCCATCCTTGCTTTTCTGTCTGGAAGTAATTCACTCCGTTTTGAAAGTCATAAACACTAGCAATCAAATCCCATAGAGCCTGCAAACCATATGGTCCTTCACGGTTTGTATCAATGAAGGAGATTGTTAAAGGTTGCCATCTGGCTTTGCCAGGATACCAAGTTGCTTGGTTTAGGAAATTAACTTCTACTTCTTCAATATCCAGTTGTGGTCTTGCACCAATTTTGCAATACCATGGTGGCACTAAACCTAATGGGGTTTCCATGGAGAACAGCCATCTAAATTTTCTTTTCAATATAGTGGCTGGACTGCCTAGTTGACCAATTCCCATTGCTGTCATGTAGTACCTCTGGATTCAATTCAAAAACGGGGCTCCCCAGGTCGGGGAGCCCGTGTAATTCTTAGAACGTGTCAGCGTTCTCTGCGAAGGAGCCTGTTCGGTGGATGCTGAATTCAATAAATATGAATTCCACAGCACGAGTCGGCTGGACGCCAATTCTGGCTCGCATTTCGTTTCGGTCGATTACGTCTGGTGGGTTGAGTTCGTCGTCACACTTAACTCTGAAATCAGTCAAACCACGACCAACTTGAACTTCAGTAAGAATGGCTGTTGCCAACCTTACAAATTGAGACCTCAATTCTTCATCATGCGGATCGAACAGGAGTGTTCGAGATGCCGCTCTGATTCGCTTTTCAAGGAAGAACATAAGTCGTCTTACGTTTACACGGTCAAGTGCCGTAGGACGACGTTGCAGGGTCTTTTGACCCCATACCACGAAACCTTCAAAGTCCACAAACTGGACAATCGGGTTGATTGCATTACGGAACCCATACATCAGGTCACGTTCTGACAATGTCGGTCGAGCAAACACATCCGTAATACCCGGAACTGTTCCTCTGTTTAGACCGGCTGGTGCAAACCATGGGGCTGACAACTGGTCAGATCGGGCAATAACTGCCATGACTGATCCAGAAGGTGGAGCCCAAATGTCAACTCTGTTAAAGTTGTCCCGAATCTTAACCCATGGCCAGTACAGGGCTCCGAAATCGGAGTCAAACCGTGTGGTGTTAAGTGGGTGAGTACCATTTTGCCATGCAATAATTTCGTTGACTGTAAGACCGAATGGAGGATCAATAATCGCCAGACAGTCTTGTCTCAGGTTTTGAGAGAAGTCCAGCAATGCTGTAACAACAGATGTGCTGGCGTGACCAGGAACCGCAATCAAGTCGATGTCAATTTGCTCTGGTTCTGAAAGAGCATACAAACCAGTGAATCCAAGTTGATTACCAAGGATAAGAGCATCCTGTTGGTCAGGGTCAGAAGGAATACCATCTGAACCACCGGACAAACTGTAGGTGCCATCAAGTGGAGGTGCTGGATTCGTGGTGACATCTACGACACGAATCCAGTCAGAGACAAGAGCCAAGTATGTTTCAGCATAGAATCTGCTTGTTTCGTCCTTTGTCAACTGACCCCAAGCTTCCACTTGAACGCCGTTGTTAAAGATGCTGAATTCAAAGTTGCCTTCTCGAATGTTGTTGGTGATAACAACCTGAGTTGTGTTACCGTCGATGCCTGCGGAATCAGCAGTAAGAGTAAGTGTGGTTGCACCATCTCCTGCACCGCCGTTGATTCGACCATAAGTGTGAACAGCAGCGTCTCCGGCTGTTCCCAGAGGGCTTGTGCCCGTTACAGTAGTATTTTCTAGTCCAAAGATGCCGTCAGCCGTACTGTCAGACTTAATCAAAAGTCTTGCATCACGACCGTGGTGATCAGTTGTGAAAGTCAAGCTATCGCCAGTAGCTTCTGCTGTCCAACCACCCGGCAGCGTTCCACCATTGACTGTCAATTGGCTGTTGATTTCAGATACAACTTCTCCAATTGTATGGTTGCCACCTTCGAGGTCTTCAAGATCAATGATTTGAATCACGTTGTCGATAAGAACGTTGTCAGTACCGTCGATGACGATTTGAAGGTTCATATCGGTTAGACCTGTGAAGTCATATTCACCCGCAGTCTGGTAGCTTGCTGGATATTGAGCCAAAGTACCAGTGATGCTACCTTGGGTCATTCCTGTACCAAGACCTGTTACGTTTCCGTCTACAACCGCACCACCATAGATGGCGTCTTGCACTGAAACCATTTCAACTTCAGCATCTGGGCCGAAGGAGTATGTTGTACGGAAAGCAATCTTATCATCAGTGGCAGTGTAGAACTCGATACCATCGATGTCGGAAACCAATTGAAGGTTAAGATCATTAGCTAACTGATCAGTAGTGTAAGTTCCAGCCAACACGACCAAAACCTTTTCTGCCAAGACCCCATTCAATCTCCAGCGGAAGAAAGAGTCTTTACTAAATGTGTAAGACCCAGCAGTATCAGATTCAACAAGAATCTGCCCACCTGCTGAAGGCACTTCTATTTGTGCCAGTCTTGCTTGTTCGTCACTTACGTTTTCCTCATCGCCAACACGAACAACGTAAAGTTCATTAGCAACCAGCAAGTACTGCTCAGCGGCATAGATGAGGTATGGGTCACCACTTTCTGGGTGTGGGTATCCGAATACCGTATTAAGTTGTCTCTGTGTGGAAATCTGCGTCGGTACGTTGATTGGACCTTTACTCGCAAACCCAACGAGTCCCGCTCGGTGGAAGCTTTGTTCGGGTGCGATAAACGATAGGTCTTTCTCTGTGATTCGGACGCTTGGCGAAATTGTGTTCGACGGAGGAAAGCCTGTTAAAATTGCCATGTTAAGTCTCCCTTATCCCTTACGAAGATTCGTGTTTGGTACGTATCTAGTAGTGATGAGACCCATTTTCTCCACCCTTTCGACGACATCCGTTGTCATTTCATCCTCAAGCATTACCACATTCTTCCCCGCACCTATACCTGGAACGATTAAGGTTGTGAATGCTCTTGGGGCTAGTTTCGATCTAACTACCAGTTGCACCGGGCTTCGGCCCTTGTTGGTTATTTCTATCATTCTTTCAATTCCTTCACTGCTTGTTCTAATCTTGATATCACTTCTGCAACATCGTCATCTTCAAGCGAATCAACAACATCCACTTGAGTTTTTAGGACAGCCTTCTTTCTTACTATTGGTTGTGTCACGAAAGTTTCTGCCGTCATGTTGAATTGGTACTTAATGACCCTTGTTGCCTGATCTCCCGGCTCCGCTTCAACATTATTAGAAACTGAGTCTAGCTTGACGCCAATTTCCCACGAAACACCTCTTACCCGTATGTATGCCATGGGGGAGAATTTTGTAATAATTTGTGTGACGATTTGCTTGATGTCCTCTTCATAAAGAGTCCAAGCATAGAGTGTGTATCCAATGTCCATGGGGATGCCCCTTGCTACCCCGAAAACCGTATCTCTTTCATACTTTTCTTTTGTTGTGAACCCAGGTTTCCAATCTAGTTTGGCGGTCCTTACATAATCTGTCGCTTTATGGTAAATGTAGCGATCTTGATTAAATGCATAGTCTGTGGCACTAATGGCTAGCATGGGCAACTTGATTCGATCTACAACCAAGCTCTCGTCCTTCCTAACATTATCTTGAAGAACAGCAGCCACTGCCTTCTCTTGTGTTGCCCAGATGATAGGGATGTTATGAGCTTTGCCAGCTTCATCAATAACAACGATGTCACGAAACATGTCCATGACACCTTCGTCTGTTCCTCTTAGAGATTTACCATATCGGTAGAGCGTATTTCGATCAGGATCGCTCATTCCCTGTTCATTGATAATGTGACCACGTTGGACTGGATCACATAATCCACTTTGGCCAATGCCCTTCTTCTTGTTAGACATTTCGTCTACAAGCCAAGATAACCCTTTGCCTTCAACATATTTTTGAGACTTGGCTTTATCGACGGTGCCATCGGGGCAAAATGGAGGAATGGGGTCAACATTCAGATCCTTAATATTGCCGGGCTCGTTACAAGGGTTTAGATCAGGTTGTGTCATGGTTCACCTTAGAGATATTTAGATTTGATGTTTGCTTTTCTATTGTTACATTATGAAACCATACAAAATAATCAGCAGTAAAAAGCCCTTGCCACGCAGAGTTATAGTCGGAAACAGGCTTCCTCATCCGAAAATCCCATATAAACTCTTCACCAAGGTCCATCCACCAAACCCAAATATTCGTTTTGTGTACGAAACACTCTAATACCCGAAAGGAGGCGGAAATGCTGGAGATTCAAGTTGAACCAGGACTCGGAGATTTTTCTTGGGTTTATTCCAAGTTATCTAAATTAGACATGCCACTAAAAGTAGTGGTGCCAGATGCAGAACCAAGAAGACTTCATCAGCTTCTTGATCTATTGCCAAATGTTATTGAGACTGAATACAAAAAACCCAAACACCTTAAAGGACGTTTTCTTGCCTGCAAGTATGGTGGCATGCACTATGCCGATATGACTAAGGCTGAGTTTCTTGAACACTGCGAGTTGAACGATAACCTGATATGGTTTAGCTTGAATGAGTATTTGGAACTCGGCAAGCGACTGGAAAACTATCTATGTGAGATTCCCACTGATTTTCATTTTGATATCACGATATCAGATGCAGCCAAAGAGAAAGCAGATGAACTCTTGGGCAACAAAAAAGACTATCTGCTTCTTTATTCCAGCAGCTACAAAGGTGCCGCTGTTTGGAAGGGTTGGAATTCAACCGATTGGGCCAACTTTGTTACTCTCTTTAGAGAGTCGTTTGGCGATATCGATGTAGTATTGATGGGTGCAGATTGGGATTTAGATCATGGAGAAGCCATCAGTGGATATACTTCTAATATTTTGAACC